GACGCCATGAATGAGGCTTATAAAGTCTTTGGCGTTAAAGGTTTGACTCCGAAACCTCTCAATGAGGTTAGAGTTGAACCCTCATCTCCCGGTGCCTCGTGGCGCCTCTATGGTCGGACTGGGAAACGGACTGACCTTTCAGTCTATGCTGAAGGGCTCGCCCGTGCCCAGAATATAATGGAAAAGGCGATGCGTCGGAAGCAGCCCTACTGTGAGTTGGCGCCATGCCTAGCCTACCTCAGAACACAGTTGGCCCCTAGAAACAGTCCGAAGGTAAGGTTAGTGTGGGGTTACCCCTTCGAGTTAAATTTAATTGAAGGGGCCTTCGCTGACGCTTATCAGGAGGCACTCTTGGCCAGGAATGCGCCTGTGCTACCCCGTACGAATCGGTGGATAGCTATGGCGTTGGATCACGTGAAGCAGGCTGGAACCCCTGTAGGTCTTGATTGGTCGCGTTTCGACGCTACAGTTCCCAGGTTCCTAATCCGCTTCGCATTTGGTATAGTACGAAAGGCGTTTGGAGCCGAATATAGTGGTGTCTTCGACATGATCGAGCACTACTTTATTCACACGCCAATCACTATGCCTGATGGCCGGACTTTCATTAAACACACTGGGATTCCCTCAGGCTCCCGTTTCACAGCCTTAATAGGCTCAATTATTAACTGGGTCTTGATAAAGGCCATGACTCGGGGCTTGGCGCGTCAGCTTCACACTGTTGGAGATGACAGCCTCTTCGCCTTAGGTCTCAGTGAAGATGAGGTCCGTAACCAGATGTCAGAGTGGGAGCAGTTTGCGTCATCGCTAGGGATGATCATTAACACCAAAAAGTCAGAGGTTGGTGGTAATGTGAAATTCCTTGGGAGGCGTCAATTATACGGCTCAACTCGGCGTGATCCTGGTACACTGCTACTTCATTTCATGCTACCTGAAAGATTAGGTGCTGATATGGAGGAGCGGCTCTTAGGTCTACTTTGGGACTCAAGTCTCAACAGCTGGAGCATGTTTTCCTTGTACGCGCATTATGTTAGACCGTCAAGGAAGGTAGACCCAAGAAGAGTGCCGTGGCCGATGCGTTTGGCACTAAGAGGTCAGAGACTGGTCTCCGTCGGTGCCGTATTCGCATACGGTTGACTGTTTCCGTTGTGCGGTGAGTGGACGGCTCCAACACCAC